GTTGTCTCTCCAGCCTTCTGTCTTAGGAGCTCGTCTCCATGCGTGCATAACTGGTTTTGTTGAATCATCAGCTACGCTCATGAATACGTTAGCAACGTCACCAATTTCTGCAGTGTCATTAGCTAAACCGTAAGAAGAAGCATTTAATGCCTCAGTTGCAGTTTTAACTGGTAAGTAGTTAGAAGTCCATACATCGAAACCGAAGATGTTTTTAACAAACTTATGATCACGAGCAAAACCTGATGTTACGATACCTTCGAACATTGGGTTGTTTGAAACAGATACCAAGTTGGTGATGCTATTTAAAGTAGCTTCAACAATTGGATCAACAATAGCGATACGACCACCAGCAGGAACGCCAGCTTTGTCAAATGCTAATTTCATAGCAATAAAGTCGCTTAAAGTCATAACACGAGTTGAAGCACCTGAACCACCAGCTACCCAACGATGTGGACGACCATTTACTAAGTTTACGTTTGCATTAGTTTGTGCACCGTTTGCTACAGCTAAGAAACGTGATTCGTGGTTTTCACCAAGAGCACGAGTAGATTCCATAGCACGCATTGACATAAGTGCATCAACTTGAGCACCATCTTCACGAAGTTCATCAGAAACTTTCCAAGCGTCACCAACATAGTCAGTGATAGAAAGTGTGATTGTACCTGTGTCGATAGGATTAAAAGCTAAAGGTGTATCTTCAGCAGCATCTTGAAGTGTAACTGTACCAACTGTCTTAATGTTTAAAGTAGTACCAGATCCGAAGTCTGTTACATCTCTGTATAAACCTTCTGGCAATAAGAAGTCGTGTAAGTTGTCAAGAATGAACTGAGAATACTGTTGTGCTTCAATAAAAGCAGTAGTATTTGAAGTTAATTGTGACATAATATTTCCTTATTAGTTAAGTTGAGATTTAACTTTTTCACCAGCAATCTTCCAAGCATTAACTAAATCTTTCGTAGTAGCACCAGGTTTAACTCTAGCTGAAAGCTGATTAGGATCAACTTTAGTATTGAGTGCCTCTGTGTTTACAGAACTAGTGGGTTTACCTACTGGTGTAGATGTACCTTCTAATCCTGAAAGTTTTAATACAACATTTGGAGAGCTAGCTGCCAAGTTATTTAATTGCTGAACATTTAAACCACTCTCTTGAGCAACTTTATTGTAGATTTCTTCAGCTTTATCGCCATATTTTTCTACAAATTTACGAGCTACTGAATCGGCATTAGCCTTAGCCTTAGCTTGTTTTTCTCTATTCTCTAGAGTTTGATTTAAAAGGTTCGTAATTGTATCTTGATCTATTCCAGCAGGTTGAGTGGTATTCTCAGGTTGTTGGATGCCAGACTTCAATTCATCTAGAAGTTCTTCTGCAGTCTTACGTTTAGTGAGTTCTTCCTTCAAAGTAGCTAATTCAGACTCTAAAGTTTGAATATGCTTCTGTGCGTGAGGAACTGATTTTAACGCATCTTCTACAGAATTATACTTCTTGCCATCACCTACAAAGTCAGCAGCTTCTGTCGGAATCTGAAACTGTGGTTTTTGGCTATCTTGTGTTTGAACCTCGTTGGTACTTGGCTCGTTATTCGTTACTTGTGTTGCTGTTACTTCTGTCATTTATTTCTCCTTGGTCAGGAATAAGATTATATAGTTTAAGAAAGGCTTTTTGGAAGCCTAATTGGTACGCTTGATGTTCAGACCATGCTGGAAGAGAGAAATTATCCTCATCTAACGACTTACGGTTTGACAAATCAATCTGTTCTCGGATATACTTTCTAAGCTCTAAAAATACCTGGTTTTTAGTCAAGCTTTTAGCTTTGTCAGATTTTAAATCCATATAATAATTATACCATAGTTTTGTTAAAAAGTCAAGTTAAACTTACATCATACCAGCATTAGGATTAAGGGCTTCTTCTTGTTGCATAAGCATTTGTTCCTCTAATCCTGGTGTGGCTTGTTCAGTTTGAATTGACTGTTGTACTTGATTTACAAGTTTTTGAGTCTCGGCTTGTTCAAATATAGCAGCATTATCCTTAATAAACTCATATTGTTCAAAGCCCATATACTCTTCAATCATTGACGCTAAGCGTTTAGATGAGAGATGTGGAGCTATCATTTGACCCATAGGACTATTAAAGACACCTAGCATATTTTGAATGAGCTGTGCTCTAGCAGCATAATGTCTAGCTCCAATAGGACGAAGCTTACCTTTTGCTGTTATATCTTCTTTCGTAATAGAAATGAAGTCAGCTACGCCAAGATCATCATCCATTACCCTAGCAACTTCCGCAATATCCATATATCGTTTAGATACTTCTAACATAGTGTTGAGGATTGGTTCTAGGAATTCAATCTCAAATTTGTTAATCTTATGTTGGAAGATGCGACTTGCAGCATTTTGCAGTTGCTGTACTTCAAAAGCAGTTTTCTCACCTGGACTACGGAATCCCATAGCTTCTTTAGGTGCACCAGCCATTTCTTCCATAAGTTGAATAATGACACCAATCTCATTATTAACTTGGAAAGCAGCTTGGTTAGGAGGCATCGCAGTAACATCACCATCTTCAGGAATATGAATGGTTTGTTCTGGACCCCAAATAAATGGTTCTACATCACCTTTAATTTTAAGAGGTGGATGAATAGTTAAGTCAAGAGCATCAGCTTTTAAATTCTCTAGATGGTCAATACGATATTGCATACCTACTAAGTTATCTAAAGGACCCATAGCATAGAGGTTATCTGGACGAGTTCTCCAACCTACATGATGCTTAGAATCACGACCTAACCATGATGGATTCTCAATGTTACGGATAATATATCTACGATCAATGATAGTAATGAGTCGTTTTTCTAATAACTCATCTTTAGTTTCATCAAATATATCACCTTCAAACTCGATGATTTCAATTAAACCTGATTGGTAGTATTCATAAAGGGAACCAAAACCATCAATAATGTAAGCTTCTGCTTTATTAACATCTTCCATTTGGAAAGCAGAAAGGTGCTTACGGAACTCAGTAGCTTGTTTAAACGCAGCGTCATCGTAGTTTAAATCTGGACGATATTGTATATCTTTCTTAAGTTCACCAAGAGATTTAACATAACGAGTAAACTTAGGTGATTCAGCAAAACTTGTTGCTGTAGGATTAAATACAATATCAAATGGTGAGATTCTTTGTAACTTAGGACCACGATAAGTTGTAATATCTTCTTTAGTATAAGGATCAGTATGGACTTGGTTTACATAAGTAACTTCAGCAAATACGTTACCATAATCAATATAATCATAAAGAAGTTGAGATACTGTTTCTCTAAAATTAGATTCTCTAATCTTAGTTTTAAGATAGGACTCGATAGCTCTACGTTTCTTTTGAGTAGAGTCTTCTAGGTTATAGCCTTCCCATTTCATCCAGTTATCATTAGGGAATAAAGCATCCATGTAGTTAGCATGAAGGTTATCTCTAATTTGAGTAAGCTTAGGAAGTGTTGTTTTATTCTTCCAAGGTAGTTTAGAATTGGTAGTTTTAGTAGTATCTGTAGCAAATAGATAGTTACGGAGTTCTCTCCATTCTAATTCTTTTTCTCTACGTTGAATCCACCAGTTATTATAAAGACCTGAGAGTTGTCTAGCGAGATTATCACCAGCCATCAGTTCTCTAATTTGAGCTACTTTTCCTGCCATAATTTTTCCTTAATTAAAAACTTACACCGCCAAAGCGTGAGTGTGTCATAATATTTTGTCCTAAACTAAATGAACCTACTCTTTGTTTAGGTATAATTGCAATTGAGATAGCATTAGATAAAGCATCTTTAATGTCATCGTGTGGAGGATGAGCCATAACTAACTCTTCTTCGAGTGTTTGACAATTACCACCTTTATAATGCCATATCTGCATATTATCATACTTTGGTTCAAGTACTGCACCAACACGTTCTTCTTTATCACCAAGATGTCTTGTTGGTCTAAATTCATCTATGGATAAAGCAATTCCATTTGGTTTAAGGTAACTTTCTTTAAGTTCCTTAACAATTGTTTGTTGAGCTACTGTAATTTCAGCTCTTAACTTCCTGAATCCCCACTTTTCCCAAGCAGTCACTATATGGTTATAGTATTCAATAATTCGATCAGTTTTAAATCTATCTATATCTAATATGTAGAAATTACCTTGATGGTCTACTCCAATTACTACAAGAGCTGTATAGTCGGCTTTTTTTCTTAATGAGAACGCAAAGTCAATAGCAGCATAAACATTAAGTTTTCTATCTCTGATATACCAGTCACCTTCTTTATTTTGTAGTACTGATCTATCATAATACTGGAACTTATCTGCATCAATCCTAGCAGTATCACCACTATTCGGATTGTTATAATACTGAGCATAAAATTGAGTTTGATCCACATATTTAGCTTTAATCCTTGCAAGTTCTTTAGAGTCAAATCCAAATGTCTTACCATCTGCACGAGTCTGTTTAGTCCAAAGAAACTCACCATCTGTTTCAACCACTCTTTGGAATAACTCATAAACTTCTTCTTCTAACTCTACTTCACCAGATTCATTGAAGTGAACTTCCTTCATGTTAATCATAGTGTCATATATATCTTTAGGATGGTATCTTGTACCTACTACCCACTCAAGTGCTCCTGGATTCTCAATAGAAGCTAGTTGTGAGTATGCTGAGGCAACTTTATCACGACCATCTTCAGTATAAGCGTTACCAGGTACAACGATGTCATCAAGAACAACAACATCAGCATGAAAACCTGTGGTATTAGATGTAAGTCCAACGGCTTTACAGGTTGCATCTCGAATACCTTCCAATTTACGTTGTGGATGATCTACTGCAATCTCAGCTACTGCCCATTTTTCACGTTTACCTTCATCAGGATTGATCATCTCTGACCAGTATCTACGATAAATGGGACTATCTATAATCTGTTTAATAGCATATAATTGTTTCTCAGCTAAGTCTGCTGTAGCAGATACATATAGAATCGTTGTTTCTGGATGTTTAGTAATCCACCAAGCAGTTCTATATGCAATTAATTTACTCTTCATGTGACCACGAGGAAGTAGAACTAATTGGTTATTCTTAGCTTCAGAACGAGTCCACCATTGGATAAGTTCTTCGTGAACAGCTCCAAGCATTAAGTGTGGAGCTACTAACTTAATAAATACTAATAAGTCATCCTCAGCTGACTGACGAATGGCATCGACTTTAGATTGTATTACCACTTAACTTTATTAGCCCAATATGCCGCACTCATCTTACCTTTAGCAATATTCTTAGCGTGTCTTGCTTTGAAAGATTTAGCTCTAGCAGTATTAGTCTTATCTCCAGATACACCTTTTTGACCAAAACGAATAAGCTTTTCCTTATCACCTTCTTTAGCCAATACAGCATGACTCTTAGTTGGATGACTTGGAGTACGTTTAGGTTTGTTATAACCTGAGAATGTTTCACTACCTTTTTTAATCATTTTTTCTTCGCAGTCTTTGCTGATTCTTTAAACGCTTTAGCAGTTGGAGCACCTTTAGTTCCAGGTTTTCTCATTTTCTCACCAGAACCTGCAGCAATACGTTTACGTTTAGCGTGAATGTTAGCATATAATCCAGGTTTAGCCATATTATTTCTTCTTCTTTTTAGCCATCATTTTTTCTTTGGCTTCTTCTTTTTTACCTTCTTTTTTCTCATGAAGCTTTTTAGCTTTCATAGATTTA